GGTCAGCGGTTGGGTCACCGGGAGATAATATGGTTTCAAAGTTATCCGCTGTTGTGCCTTCAAAGCGGATGTCTCCGCCAGTGGTTACGTTAATTCGACCATTGACATGAATTTCGCCAAACTTCACTTCCAATGTGGTTTGACCTGTGCCATTGACCACAGTTACAAACTTCAGTCGCGCATCCTCCGTGCCGTCACTAGCATCAGCTATTTCTGAGCGAATAAAAGCGTAAGACAGAGACTCCCCTGCATCATTTTTGCCTGTAAAACTAATCCGTCCCAAGTCATCGTTGTCCGCAGGGGAGGCGCTGTTGCGGAAAAGATTGAGTATAGGGCCATCTGCATCACCAGCATCCGTTGACGTAATAGTCAGATCATTGCCGAAATCGCCATCAGCATCAAGGAACATCATCTTCTCCGCTGGCAACGTGCAGAAAATCGTCCTTGTGCCTGACCCCCAGTTCACAGCAGCATCGCTATTGCTCGACTGAAGTATCGTGGTTCTGGCTAGTGTGGTGCCTGACGCAGTGTAGGTTCCAATGCCGACCTCAAAGTCGGTGCCGTCAGAACAAGCGTAATATGTCGTGTTCCCATCGCCCACGCTGCCGAAAGTCTCAAAACCAGCCACGGCACCCGCAAGTGTGTACGTTGCAGTACCGGTGGTTGTGGTCGTTTCTTTTACGCGATCTCTGAGAACAAGTGCCATGTTACTTCAACTCTATCGACAGGTTGCCTGCATTAATACGGAAGATATCACCAGTGGCGATTGTCTTGCTTGCATCCAGTGCGCCAACAAACAGGATGTTCCCGCTGCTTGATGCGTCTGCAATGAAGGCATGCGTGATTGTATTGTTTGTGCCGGTGGATGCTGGGAACTCAATGTTCGCGGCATTTACTGCTGTCTGGGTGTCAGTGCTTACGGAAGGCACCGTCCATCCTGAAGCCTGAACCTGCTGCCGCGCGTAGCTTCCAAAGGTGGCCTCTGTCACTGAGCCGGTTTCAATGCTGGATACGGCGGTTGCAAGGCCGACATAGATGCTGTTGCCCGGAGTTGCAAAACTCTCTGCGTTGTTCTTAAACAGGAACTGCAATAGTGCATGCTCCATGTAGGTGGTTGCTGCGTTTGACGTTGCCATTGTCTTTTACTCCTTATGTACGAGGCCGATCTGGCAGACCCCTGCGATACGCATCGCTGTTTTCCCTAGCCTCTGCCAGATCTTTAATTCTACTCATCGCTTCAGCAAACTGTTTTTCATACATTTGAAGCATGTCTTGTTCACCCTTCATGTAAATGTACGCTTCAACTAAGGAACCGTAAAGAAGAGCATTCGGCGCATTATCACTAAGCCATGTTGTTCCACTATCATTGCCAGCAGTCAATGAGGCCGGACGATAGTAGTAATGAAGCTCTACGGCATAATTGCTATCCGGAGTAGGGGCGAGAATAAAATTATCTTGATCAAAGAAAGCGTAGTATTTTGGTACGCCAGTTGTGGCTGGGTTAGGGTTGTACTGTTGCAAAAAGTTTACGTCTTTCTGCAACAAAAACTCTTTACTGGAACTGTTTGTTAAAGAAAATGAAAATGACGATAAGTAGTCTGTTGGGACTGATAGGAACGGATCATTTTGCGTGAGTGTGCTTGTGGCGTTTTTACGAAACACCTCAAGATCTGCTAGCTTGAATATGCGATCTTCGGCAGCGCGAATGAACACAGGCAGGTTCGTCACAAAAGACGTTTCAGCGTTATCCGTGTAATCCTGTATCGCTGTTTTTAATTGTGCATATGTGAAAGCCATTAAGTAATCCTAACAATAGCATTTGATGCGTCTGCTGTCGGAAACTGGATTGTAAACGTAGAGGAAGATGACGCTTGGTCAGAGCCAAAATCAAAAACCGCGACAGCTTTATTAGACGCACTGCTGTTATATATTAGGCATCCCCTAGCGGTAATCGTTGAATTAGAAAACGCGACATCTGAAAAATCAACAAACGCCGTTGTTCCACTGGTAGTAGGATTGGTAGCTGTCAAGGTTGCACCACCCGCAGAATATCCTGTTCCACTAACCTCGTTAGTCGTTGAGTAGGCTGTTGTAGTCGCGTCTATAGTCGCGCTACTCGTATACAAAGCCAACTTGAATGTGTGGCTCGTAAAATCATGGACCCCCTCAAGTATCTCCTCTTTAAACGAGGTACATACATAATTGCCTGAAAAAGCCATTTTCTACTCCTGTGATGCGTAGCTCATATTGTCACGCCTCTACACTATAGTGATATTACCAACCATTGAAGAGTGGTTGGTGCATTGATACACCAAAGATGTATCGCTCGGTTCGTGTGGAACTATAAACTGCGTTAAGCCAGTCGTAGAGTTGTAATTTTCTGTCACACCAGTTGTGAAAGCTGAACCGCCGTTAGAGGTTCTGATCTGCAAGGGATGGCTGCTTACGTTGGCCGTATTATCAATCAGGTAAGTATGCCCCTTATAAAAGGTAAAATTTGGGTTGTTACCTGAAGTAGCCCCCGGACCAGTAAATGTATATGCCGAGCTTCCGCTAGTGCCAGCAGTATACTTTGTAACCGGACCTGTGGTTTCATCATTCAACCTTATCCAAACACCGCCATGAGCGAAATAAAGGCCGCCTGTAGCGTGAACGTGAGCAATAGCGCCATGGTAAGTTGATGCACTGGGCAAATCACTTAGGTTGGCATAATAAAATACGATCTTGTTAGCGCCAGAACTTACATCGAAAAGACCATTAGCATCTATAATGTCAGTCAATACGCTGGAACTGTTTCCCAGCGCAGCGTAAATCTCATTGAAGTTATCGTTTATCTTGTCAGCGCCAGCACGGAGAGTGTCCCCAGTGCCATCATTAGCGCTCGACCCTATCCCTACTGTTTGCTTCGCCATTTAACCCTCGTCAAAAGTTTTGTTGCTTGTGTCAAGTGTGACATCGATTGAATCGAACGTAGCCGCAGCCCCAGAGATAATAACGCTAATTCCACCGAGGGTGAACTGTGCTGTTACGCTGGTTGGGTTAACAGTTATATCAGAAGTTGGCACCGCCCCAGATACGGACACAGAACCCGCCGCTGCGTTAATTGCTGGAACTGGGATGTACTTAACTGTTGTTAAGCTAAACGTCGGAAATTTTATGCTGACCGGTATACTATCGTTAAAAGGGCGAGCATCCTTCAACGCTTGAGCATCCGTAGGTGTTCTGAAGGGGCCTAGCTGTGGGTGCTTTGTCTCGTACTCATCCTTACCTACAAGCAAACCATTCCATTCCCGGCGCATATCTTTGTACCGATAACGCAGCCCAGACCTATCTGATATGGCGTAGGAATATTTACCCGTAGCGAACTTAGACATCACCCCACCCTAAAATACTCGTACTGTGGAACAACACTGTAAGAAGCCCGGTCCCGATCTTCAGTCATAGCGCGTTCAAACTCTTCTTCATACACGGCTTTTAAGAGCTGAATCCTTTCTGGAGCCCGCTTCATAGCGATATAATATGCAAGGCCCGCAGCAAGGCACGGATAGAACCGAAATGGAATTTCTAACGTGTTAGTGGCGGAATCCGCGTCGTCCATCCGCGTCAAAGCATTATAATATACAACATCCGTGCTGTTTTCCGGGGTGGGCCAAAGTTTTAACGAAGGAGTGATCTGGCGATCTAGAAAGAACTGCGAAGGTCGGCCCTCCGTGCTCTTTGTCGGTATATTTTGATAAGCGTCTCGACTTATGCGTTCCAGTGCAAAGTCTGTATTGCTGCGGCGAACCACAACAGACAAGATGTCGATTACGTCTGTGCCTAGAGAATATGCGGCAGTTCCATCTGTTAGAGCTTGAGTACGCTCTACAATGGTCCACTGGTTTAAGCCGCGGTTGGCCCACTCGGCTAGCATTAAGTTTAAAGACCGTTGCGCTGTTTTAAGATCGTAACCAGTGCGAACCTCTAGCCCGCACCGCTCGAAAGCCTCTTCGATGTAGTCCGATACGTCTAACTCAAAGTTGGTGCTTCCCGAAGTTGTCATTACTTTTTCTCCGCATACAGATTATCAAAAATCTGATTTACGTCCATGGTATAGTCTAAATCTGATTTTGAATAGTGTATGTGTTGAGATGGCAAGAAGTCTGGGGGCCCTTCGCCAGTTTCAAACCACGCAGGATGCGTTACTCGCACTCGATTGTTGGGCAAGGCGACAATGTTGCCCGTATACGGGCCCGCATCCAAAAGCTCCAAAACGTGGCTTTGTTTGTGCTGTGCGGGATCATCGGCGATCTCACTCTCAGTGTAATCTACCGTGAAGTAGTATTTGGCCGGGTAAAACTCTGGACCTATTTTAGCAATCCACGGGCATGGGTGAGCCCGGTCTAAACGATAAACTGCGTGTGTATGGGACATACAGTCCCAAGGTTGAGCTAAATGGACGGGCATAGGTTCCGGCCATTCTTCAAGGGGCGTGTCTCCAACAAGGGCGGTTATGGGCATTCTTGCCCACATCGCGCCCCCGTGAACATTGGGTTGATCAGTTTCGTC